TAAATATAGATACTGAAGAAGAATGCATAGCCTGTTCAGCTTAAAAGAAAATATAATTAAGGAAAGTCAAGAATATTATAATGCAAAATCTAAAGAAGATAAACAAAAACATAAAGAAAATTTACAAAAAAGTTTCAAAAAGTTTCATAAATTCCGGTATAGTCGTATGGGTGACTACAAATTTGTGGAAAAAATAATAAAAAACATAATTTAGGGAGAAAACAAATGGCTTACGGAAAATTAGGTAAAAAATCTAGCAAAAAAATGGCAGGAATGAAAAAAGCTATGGGAAAAGGAGCTACTGCTAAAGCTAAATCTGCAACAACTAAGATGAGAGCAGATAAAAAGGCTAAAAAATCTAAATCAATGTATGCCAACTAGAAACTATAGAAAAGAATACGATAATTATCACGCAAAACCTACTCAAAAGAAAAGAAGGGCTGCGAGAAATAAAGCAAATAGTTTAGTTGGTAAGAAGAATGGTATGGATGTTCATCATAAAGATGGTAATCCGATGAATAATTCAAAAAAGAACTTGACACTTAGAACAAAGAAATCAAATAGGTCATTTCCAAGAAATAAAAAAGCAGGAAAAAAATGATAAATGCTATTTGGAACGAAAGATATGGATGGCATTTAAGGGATTATAGTATGAAACCAGAACCAAATGATTGTGGAACTTGTAAAGTATGTGGTCATGCGTGTCATTGTTCAAATGGCGGCTCATGTTGTGGTGGCGAATGCGAATGTAAATGTTGTGAACATCAGGAATAATGCCAACATACGAATATTATAATAAAAAAACAAAAAAGTATTTTACAGAAATATTACCAGTTCATAAAAGAAAGTATCCTTGTAGAGACCCTTTTGTGGAATTAGTTATTTCTGCACCAAGAATTACCACTATATCTGATGTAGGTGGAAAAGAAGATAAAGCTAGAGAACAGATATTAGAATCTGCAGAAATTGGCTTTAAAGAAAGAGATGAACAAGAAAAACTAGGAATGATAAAGGAAGCACCAGAATGGTCAAAACAAAGAAGAGAAAAATCAAAGCAAAAGAGAAGGTGGCTGTAAAGCCAATTAAAGAAAATACTGACAGATTTGGGTTAGTTGCTTCATTTATGGAATTATCTGATTTAATGTTTGGAAAAGGATGGAATGCTACCGGTAAAAAAAGAAAATAAAGAATTAACTGAACAACAGCAAAACTTTATATCTGCTTTATTTGGCGAAGCACAAGGAAATCCTAAAAGAGCAGCAGAACTTGCAGGTTATGCTCCAACATCATATCCAAACGTTGTCAAGAGTTTAAAAAATAATATTGTGGAAAAAGCAGAAGGTATTCTTGCTATGCATTCACCAAAAGCAGTTATGGGTTTAGTAAATGCACTAGATGAAGATGGCCTTACTCCTGCAGCAAATATAAGAATGGAAGCTGCTAAACAAATATTAGATAGAGTGGGAATAGTTAAAAGAGAAAAAGTAGATATTAATGCTCAAGTAGCTCACGGAATATTTATACTACCTCCAAAAGATGCTCAAACGTAGAACTTCTACAATTCCTTTTGGTTATAAATTATCTGATGACCCTAAGTATCTTGAACCAATACCAGAAGAATTGGATGCATTAAAAGAAGCTAAAGAATTTACTAATAATTGTTCTTATAGAGAAGTTGCGACTTGGTTAGAAAGAAAAACAGGAAGAAAAATTAGTCACGTAGGTTTACGAAAATTATGTCAGAAATCGAACCACCAAAACCAAAATCAAGTACTGGAAGAAAAAGAGGAAGTCTTAGCGTAGAAGAAAAAGCAAAAATTTCAGCAAGACAATCTCTTAAAGAACAAAAGAAAAAAATAGACAAGACTAAAAGCGAGCTTGTAAATGCCCGAAAAAAAAGGGATGCTATTATTAAAACTAGCAATGCCCTGGAAGGTAAAAAATCTTCTGTTTTAGAAACTACAGATGTTGAGCAATTAACACCTAATGTCAAAGAACATGTAAAAGAAAATGTTATCTTTGAACCTAATGAAGGGCCACAGACACAGTTCTTGGCAGCTTCAGAAAGAGAAGTATTCTATGGTGGTGCAAGAGGTGGTGGCAAATCTTATGCCATGCTTATTGACCCACTTAGGTATTGTCACAAAGAAAATCATAGATGTCTACTACTAAGACGTTCTATGCCAGAACTTAGAGATATGATTAATCATTCTCAAAGATTATATGGTAGAGCATTTCCAGGTGCTAAATGGAGAGAGCAAGAAAAAGAATGGCGATTTCCATCTGGAGCTAGAATTGAATTTGGTTATGCAGAAAACTTAACTGACGTTCTTCGTTACCAAGGACAATCTTATACTTGGATAGGAATAGATGAGTTACCTCAATATCCTACTCCAGAAATCTATAACTTTTTGCGTTCCTCCCTCAGAAGTGTAGACCCGGAAATACCTGTATATATGAGAGCTACAGGGAATCCAGGTAATATAGGTTCTTTATGGGTTAAAGATATGTTTGTTGACCCTGCAGAACCTGGAAAAAAATTTGATGTTATAATTGATACTGTAGCAGGTCAGAAAAAAATTACAAGAAGATTTATACCTGCTAAACTTCAAGATAATCCATATCTAATGCAAACAGATGATTATCTTGTAATGTTATCATCATTACCAGAAGTACAAAGAAAACAATTTTTAGAAGGTGATTGGAGTGCGTTTGAAGATTGTGCGTTTCCAGAATTTGATGTGGTTAAACATATTAGTGAACCTTTTGAAATACCTCGTAATTGGCACAGGTTTCGTACTTGTGACTGGGGTTATTCTTCTGCTGCTTGTTGTTTATGGATTGCTATTGATTTCGATAACAATTTATGGGTATATAGAGAATTATACACACAAAGAGTAACAGCAGATGTATTTGCTAGAAAAGTATTAGAAGCTGAACAAGGTGAATACATAAGATATGGTATGTTAGATTCTTCTACATGGGCAAGACGTGGAGATGTTGGCCCTAGTATTGCAGAGACAATGATTAGAGAAGGATGTAAATGGAGACCATCAGATAGGTCACCAAAAAGTAGAGTTAATGGAAAATTAGAATTACATAAAAGATTTTCTATTGATGAAAAAAGTGGTGAACCTAAATTAAAGATATTTAATAACTGTAGAAATTTACTTAGAACTTTACCTCTTCTACCAACGGATAAACATAATCCAGAAGATGTAGATACACATGCAGAAGACCATGCGTATGATGCTTTACGTTATGGAGTAATGTCAAGACCATTACATCCTAATAGTAATGCTAATGACCAGTTTATGAAACAGAATAAAGAAAATAATTTTAAACCTGCTGACCGAATATTTGGATACTAATGCATATACCAGAAAAAATTAAAGTTGGTTACAGAAATTATAAATTAGAAGAATGGAAACAAACTGTTGCAAGTGCTAATGAAGCACAAGGACAATTTTTTTCTAAAGAAGGAGTTATCGGTTATACTGCCGATGAAAAAGGTGTTTCTCATGCTAATACTTTAATTCATGAAATACTACATGCAATAGTATATCAATGGAATATGGAATTAGATGAAAAAACAGAAGAACATGTAGTTAATGGTATAACTAATGGGCTAACAACAGTTCTTGTAGATAATCCAAAATTAATTGATTATTTAAAAGAAAAAATAAAGGAGGGCTAAATGCCACAACCAGTATTGAAAAAATATAAACAGGGAGACCTTGGTATGCCCTATCCTAAAAAAAAGGATAAAATGAAAAATCTTAACTTATCTGCGTATGGCGGAGAAGCTGACCCAGAAATAAGTACTAAAGATTATCCAAGCAAACCAAACAATCATGTGCAATCTTCATTTTGGAAGAAAGCAAATGAAAAAGATTATTAGGAGGAAATAATGCCACAACCAATTATGAAAAAATATAAACATGGAGAAATGGGTGCAGAATATGGTATGCCATCAAAAGAAAAAATTCAAGGCAATATGCATAAAAAATATAGCCAAGGAGAATTTTCTGGAGCAGGCGGAAAAGCACCTAAAGAAAGTTTAGAATCATGGTCAAAAGCAAAGATTAAACAAGGCTCACACAATAGTTAATAATGGCAAGTGAAGATGAAATCGTAGCTCTTGGTGAAGACCAGGAGGATGATGCTTTTTCAAGTCTTGCAGGAACTATAAAAGCAAAGTTCCAAACAGCAGAAAACGCTCGTCAATTTGA